CAAAAATTAAAACCTATATCATATGGTCCAAAACAAGCATCATGTCCTGAAGTTGCAATAATAGACCCATTATTAATTTGTTCAATATATGGTATTTCGTTTAATGTATAATCTGTAGTTTCATGCGGATTATCAATATTACATTGATTTAAATTAGCAGTTAATGTAACTGATTCTTGTTTATTAGATAATGTTTGATCTGGGCCAATATAAGGAAAGTATTGGCTATATTCTATAGTGAATATAAAGATAAATAAAGATAAATTTAAATATTTCATAACCTTAATTTTTAAATATTTTTAAATATACGAAAAAAAATTAACATATCCAAATAAAAAAATAAAAGCTCCAAATTTCTTTGAAGCTTTTTTTTATTAAATTATTAATCTTAATATTAGTAATTCAAAATACAATAATCAGGCTGAACAGTTACTTGGACATTTACTGGGGTCCCATCATCATCCCAGTTGTAATCTCCAAAATTAACTTCAGTAATAACAGCTCCTTTAATAATCCATTCAGAAACAATATCACCTACAGGACCTAATACATTAAATGTAAGATCTTTCTTATAAAAATCAGAATAACCATCACGGCCTGTTACTGATTCGTGGCCTAAACGTACCCATTCCATTACAGCTTGAGCCCCAGAAGGAGTAATTGATTCATACATTGTAAATTGAATAGTATTCCAAATAGTTTTTCCTTTCACATAACGTTGAATGTTAATATGGTTAAGAGCTACTGCGGTTTGGGTTAATGAAACAGCTCCTACTCCTTTTACTAGATATGAAGGAATACCCTCCATATACATAATAAAACGGTTTGTTTGTTTAGGTTCAAACGCTGTGTAAAAAATTTCGTTTGGGTTTAGAATTGCCATTTTTTTTCTATTTTAACTTTTGTTTTATTATAAATATTCAATTTTTAGGTTTTTATCCTGGGAATTGAGCTCCTGTTGGTAATAAGATAAAATCTAGAGAAATAAATTCAGCTGTACGAGTTGGTTGAATATAAATCTGTCCAACTAATTGATTTTGATCAATTACAGCTGGTCCATTATTTGAATCATCCATTACTACTTTATAAGCATAAAGTCCTTGTTTTTGTTGGATAGCTTCTAAATAAGGAGTAACTCTAGCTAAAAATGAAGTTCTAGTTTGAATTGTATTTTGTTCAAATACAATTGTATCAGCAATTTGACGAATGTAATTTTTTAATTCAATCATCAAACGACGTACATTTACACGATCAAGAGCAGATTGTTCTTTTTGTAATGTTTTTTGTCCGAATACAACTACTCCTTGTTTAGGTAATGTTGCAATTGGATTAATATTATTGGAGTATAAAGAATCTCTTTGAGCTTGTGATAATTTATACTCAGCTTGAAGTACTGTATTTAATCCACCGCGATTAATACCTGCTGGTGCGAACCAAGGAGCAGATACTTTATCGTTAAATGCATATACACCTGGTATTACTGTTGAAGCTGGTACCCAAATATGTTTTCCTGTAGCTGGGTCAATGATACGAACCCAAGGCCAATAAGCGGCAGCATATGATGTATCACGGGTTTGAGCTTGAGTAATAGCTTGAGAAACTGTACTTCCGTATTGAACCAAATCAGCTACAAACATATTGTCACCTCTAGCAATTGTATTAGAAATAATATTTGTAATTTGACCAATATGAGTATCATTTAATAGCCCTGGGGTAAATAGGAGATTAAATTGATATGCTTCAGGATTACTAAACAAATTAATCATTCTATCATAATCACTGCCTATTAATCCTTGGGTTTGGGTGTCTATATTATCATAAAAATTAATAGCCGATGAAGTTAAAACAGTTCCTGTGGCTCCTCCAAAAGCACCATCAATAGATCCGCTTCCGTTAGCTGGAAGAGAACCAGTGTATAATAGATTAGCTACAACTCCATTTGAATTTAAATAGTTTGGAGTAGTATAATTTACTTCTTTTACACGAACATATCTTGAATTATTTGGATAACTTCCAGATACTGACATTTGAGGGCCATTGGGGTCGTAGTTTAATTTTTGATCTCCAATTACTTGAGCAATAAAACGAGATGAATTAGGATCTAAATTTACATTATTCCAAGATTCTAAGATAATTTTATTAGTTTGAGTGTCGTCTCCTCTTCTAATCAATACATTAAATGTACCTGACCCAGTATTTGTACCTGTAATCTCCCATCGTATATTATCTTTACTTCCTGAAAGCAATGAACCTGAAGCTCCTGAACCTGAATTGTTCATAATAATACCTTCAGAAATTGTTTCTAAAACAAATGGAGATAAACTTGTAGTTGGACCACTAGATCCTGTAGGTATGTAGCTACTAGTAGCAGAAGAATAAGAACCACTTGCTACACGAGCAACTAATAATGAAGTTCCTCCATAATTAAAATAATTGTAAGCAGCAATTGACGTCAAATATGAATAAGCATTACCACCACTAATAAAAGAATCTCCAAATATTGTTTTAAAATCTGAGTAAGAAGTTACTAAGGTTGGTTTTTCATAAGGGCCTTTTACTGTAGGTCCGATAATAGCTGCGCCAGCTTGGATAGGTTGTCCTGTTAGAAATGTATTATCTATTTCACTAATTGCTACTCCAGGGGAAACTGTAAATTTTGCCATTTTATCTTTTTATTATAAATATTATTTTTTCTTTTAAAATATATTATTAAGCAGGGAAAGTTGCACCTGTAGGTAATACATTAAAATTTAATATGATGAATTCAGCTGTTCTTGTAGGTTGTAAATAAATTTGACCTACTAATTGATTATTATCTACTACAGATGGTGGGTTATTAGATTCATCCATAATAACTTTAAATGATGTTAATCCTTGCTGTTGTTGAACAGAAACTAAATAGGGGTTAATAGCTGATAAGAAATTATTTCTTGTAGTAGTGTTATTTTGTTCAAATACAAACGTATCAGCTACTTGAGAAATATAATTTTTAAGCTCAATTAATAAACGTCTTACATTTACACGATCAAGAGCACTTTTTTTCTTTTGAAGTGTTTTTTGCCCAAATACAACTATTCCAGTATTAGGAAAAGTAGCTATAGCGTTTACATTATTTTGATATAATAAATCTCTATTACCTTGAGTTAATACTCTTTCAGTTTGGATAGCATTTGTTATAACTCCTCTGTTAATACCAGCGGGTGCAAACCAAGGAAATGAAACACTATCATTAAAAGCATATACACCTGGGATCATAGTTGAAGCTGGTGCCCATACTTGGTTTCCTGAATTAGGGTCAATAGTTTTTAGCCAAGGCCAATAAGCAGCAGCATAAGAAGTATTTGAAAAATTAGCAGCATTAGCTGTTACTGGGAGGATATTTGAATTATATCCTACTATATCTATTACAGCCATAGCATCTCCTCTATTTTGTACTGTAGTAACTAATTGTTGTACTACAGGGTAATGAGAAGTAAAATTAGTAGGATCACCTATTAAACCAGGAGCTGTAATAAAATTATAATTATAAGCATCTTGATTTGCTAGTAATGAAATAGATTCAACATAAGCAGCTGCTGTTAATCCTTGAATATTAGTATCAGAAATATTATCATAATAATTCCCAGCTATACCTGTTGGAATATTTTTACCTTTACCATCTCCAAAAACACCTAAAGATGAAGTAGGAATAGAACCAGTATATTCAGCTTTTGGATTGCCATTATTATCAAAATAATTTGGAGTAGTATAATTAACTTGTTTTACTCTAACATATCGAGACATATTAGAATAATTTCCAGTCAATTGAATATAATATTCATTAGTTGATGAATCAAATGCTATAGTTTCTACTTGATTACCTATTACTTTTTCAACATAATTAGAAGCAAAAGGATCTAAAGATAAATTGCTCCATGTTTCTAATACTGATGGAGATGAATTATTATCATTACCTTGTCTAATAATAAGAGTAAAAGTACCTGTGTTAAAATCTTGAGCTGTTATTTGCCATCTAAAATTATCAGCTGATCCGCTTAATAAAGTGCCATTTGGCCCAGTAGGGCCAACACTGTTCATTATTTCTCCTTCAGATAAGGTTTCTAATATAAATGATTCAGTATTAGTACCTCCTGAAAAGTAAACTGGGGTACTTCCTGAGATATAGAAATAAGTGTTTCCTAAAAGGCCATTAGGGTTAGTAGAAGTTAACACTAAATTATTAGGTAAACTTGTACTTGAACTTACAAATTGTAAAGATGAACTATAAGGAGCTACAGAGCTACTAACAGCTAATACTGCTGATGAAGAAACAACAAAATCATCTACTAAAAGAGGTTGAGTTGAAAATGAACCAGTATTTATATAAATTGTACTAGAAGTATTAATAGCATTAGAACCAGTAAAATACATAGTAACGCCATTTACATTAAAAGAACTTGATCCTACTGCTGCTACACTAGCAGAAATAAAAGTTAAATTAATTGTAGCTGAAGCTGATGTAGCCGCGTTTGAAGTTGGAATAATTGAAGATGAAGCTGGGGTCCAATCAGTAGTAGTACTACCACTTACAACACGAGTTACTAATAAAGAAGTTCCTCCCCTATTAAAATAATTATAAGCTGAAATAGATGTTAAATAAGAGTATGTTTGGCTGCCGCTTAAAAAAGTAGCCCCAAATTTATTTAAGTAATCACTATAAGTAGTAACTAATGTAGGGATACCTACTTTACCTTTAACCGTTGGTCCTATAATAGCAGCACCAGCTTGAATAGGTTGTTCAGTAATAAATGACTGATCGTTTTCTATAGCTAATACACCAGGCGATACAATTGTTTCCTCCATTGTAATAAATTATTTTATTATAAATATGGTGTATTCTAACCTAAATTAATTTAACTTGTAATTTCACCAGTATTTGGGTCGATATTAATTTTACCGTATTTTTCAAAAATTGATTTAGAAAACTCTTGTTCCATATTAGAAACTTCATTTAAAAATTTTTTAGCATTATTATGCCTATTATCTAATTGTAATTTGATTAATTCAATTTCTCCTAATTCATTAATTAATGATGTAGTTTGAGATTGAATTTGTTGCAATGTTTGTAACTCTTCTTCAGTTAAAAACTTTTTTTCTGAAATTATTGACATGTTATATAAATTTAAACTATTGGGTCAGGTTCAGTATACCATCCACTTCCATGAAATACAAACATTCTTCTAGCATATAAACTAGTTGGAAATGTATAACCTGCAGAGCCATTAATAGTATGTGTTCCAGAACCAGATACTCTACAAGCTGATGTTCCTGAAATTCGTTGTAGGTAGATTATAGAG